GCAACGACTTGGTAACAATCAACTTGAGTCTGTTCGTAACCCCAAGAGTCAACGAACAAGTCACCGACCTTGACGTTGGCGGCAAGTTCTACTGCCTTGACTTTGCGTTCTTCTTTCGCTTTGATTTTGTATTCAATCACGGCAAGACGATTATCAATGAACTCTTGTTGCGCTTCGTACATACGTTCAATAGTACGGTAACGAACGTGGTACTCATTCTTGAACCCAAGATGGGCACGAGGAGCAGGACGGTCGCACTTGGCAACTAAACGTTCTTCGTCAATAGTAAGAACAAGGTCGTGTTTCGCGAACAAAGCAATCATTTCATTTTTCATAATATAGTCTCTTTCAACTCAATTTGTACAGACATTATCTCATATTCTAAGAGGGGTGGCAATCAACCTCTTAGAATATTTAGTTATATCAATCATGCAACCTTCGCAGAGAATCGTGGGTACAATCGGAACCGTCCCTGACTATTAATGGATTTCATGTAGATAGTTGGTTCAGGAAGTCCTCTCTCATCTAACGCATCAAAGAACAACTGTGCATCACAGTCGCACTCTAACCATATGCTCTTGTCATTGAAGAAAGAATACTCCGAGATCTTGTTCATGAAACCAAGGTTCTCTACAGTGCGTACATCAACCTTCAGGTATGAATGACTTGGGTCAGATATATAAGTGATTGCTTTCATTTTATGCCTCCAACACGTAAGGAGTCTTGTAGGTTCCAACATTCATAGAGAGATAGTGACTGACGTGGAAGTAATCAGTCATTGCATCAGATTCATTGAAGAAGTCTGGCCCTTTCATCGCATCTTTCAGTTCAGTCAGGAACGCAACAACAGTGGCATCATCATAGTTCTCTTTGATCCAGTGTTCGTTGACTTGAATGTAATCACGCGGGCCGTACTCACTGACAGGCAAAGAACCGAGGATGTCTAAAACACCACTCTTGATGTTCACGACCAACACGCTGTGGTGACGAACGCCAATACTACCTTTCATCTTGTACTTCTTGAGGACTGCTTTGATCGCAGGGGATAGGTTCTTTTTTATTTCTTGACTTACATACGCCATAACTTTCATCTCTCTCTCATCACAATAGGGTACTATTATCTCATGATTTGGGAGTACATGCAAGCGTCTGGCGATGTTTTTTTAGATCATTTTGTTATAAGGATATAACCTTACGGTCTATTGTGCCAAGGTTCAGCTTTACGAATAGGAACAGCGACATGTTTATCGAACCACCTTCGCACAATGTACTTGCGTAGGATACCTGCAACAAAGAATATCCCAGTCATGACCACAGAGATCGTCGCTGGCCCCCATCCTAGACCCATGAATATGGACAATAGGATGAAGTTTAAAACGATGTTGATGGGTAGGGCAATAAGAGTATCACCCACTGCGAAGTTCATGGCTTCTTTATTTACCTTCATTATTTAACCTGTCATGTTCATACAGTGCAAGAAATCCGTAATGGATAATCTTTACAATATCTTTGCGGTGGTCTGCGGGTTCACCCTTCTTACCATATCGACCATTGTACTTGTCAACATTACCAAGAAAGAACCCTATACCATGACCACGGTCAACGATCACTTCAGAAGACTGGAGACCGCCTTGTCCATAGTGACCACCATAAGTCTTATCAATATACTTTGTGAACTCAGCAATCAGTTCATCTTCACGGAACTTGTAATTGGGTTTATCTCCATCAAGTAGTTTTTGGAGTTCATAATCGGCGGTGTCTACTATATCATATCTGTCGTCTATCATAATCTATTTCCTGTTGTACCAACTTGCTAATGTAAAACGAGTACCATACGTCACAGGTTTTACCCTATGAAAGTAACTGATCCCGTCATAAAAAAATATTCTACCCGTCTTAGGGGCAATGGTAGTACCGTCTTCTAACTGCGTCTCTCCACCTTGAAAATCATCATTGAGGTAGAGAACTGAGGTGTACATAGTATGTCTACTCGCAACATCATTATGCAACCCCATCTTTGACCCTTCAGGCCATCTGTAGATCTGAGCCCACTGTGTGATTGCCCCTGCGAGTTGGTTAGCGATTATACTCTGACGTAACCATATATCCTCTACCAACTCATGTTTCATTGGCATATGTTCAGCTTCACTGTCACTGACACTCACATAACTATACTTTCCCTTATTGATAACCTCCGGAGCTTTATCGTACAATCTGATTAAGGTTGCACATTGTTCCGGTGATATAAAGTTATCTTCAACATAAAAATTGTGGGGTTTCACTAGTTTACCTTTGTCTGTATTCCATCTTCTTTGGTTATGAAGAAGTTGCCATCTTCTGTTATTTCTAGGGACTCTGCCTTGAATACTCCTAACAAGACATGTATCATATCCCTAAACCCCAGTCGTTTACCATAGTACTGACCTGCGTAAAACGACACTGCCATACAACCAATTGCAATTATGGTATGTAAATACGGATCCATGCGTTTCTCCTTACGAGAAATTAATACGTTTAAGTTTCTCTCCTTGCTGACTGTCACCGATCGTTGGTGACGACAGGATATCAGGAGAAAGCGTCTGTTCAGTATTGTCCACATCAAATAGTCTCATCTTAGAGCGATCAATACCAATCACAAAACGTTTGTCACGGTTAGGATCGTTATATCGGTTCTTCAACTGTTTTACCATGATCTGTCCCATAGACTCTAACTCTTCGTTAGACACTAAGGCAAACATCAGATCTGCGGTTGCAGGTAGACCAAACGACTCGGAGGTATCTTCGAGACCCGGATCAGAGTTACCGAATCCTGATCGTGTAGTCTGAGTCGCAGACATGACCGGGACATTGAACTCTACTGCAAGACCACGCAACTCTTCTGCAATCGATTTGATATATGTGTATGAGTTTATAGAACCACCCATTGCTTTCATACGAGAGGACGCACATATATTTAGGTAATCAATGAAGATGATATCAGGTTTAAACTTCTTCTTTAGACTCAATTCTTCCAGTAAAGCACGGAAGTGGTTGGCGTGTGCCGCGCCAGTTGGATACTCTTTGACAATCAATCGACCATTGGTACGGGAACCGATGTCCGAGACTCTATCTTTGAACTGTTTCTTGGATAGATTCTGGATTTGATCAATGGGAACGTTGAGGAGGTTTGCATCAATTCGTTCAGCGATACGTTCTTCTGACATTTCCATTGTAATGTAAAGTACGTTTTTACCCTGTGACAAGGCACTTCCGGCAACGTGGCACATGAAGAGAGACTTACCAACACCAGTACCAGCAAGAGCAATGTTAAGAGTCTTGTTAGGTAACCCGCCCTTGGTGATGGTGTTGAAGTAATCAAGATCAAACGGGATGCGATCTTCTTGACGGTGGTAAAACTCGTAACGTTCATCTGCATTGTCCACATAGTCGTGACCTACACTAGTATCAAAGGATACACCAAGTGCCTGTTGAAGAATGTCGGGTAGGGAGTTCTTGGTGAGGGTCTGGTGTTTCCCATCAATCACTTGGATAGACTCCATGATTGCAAGCAAGACCGCACGATCCTGACACCACTTCTCAGTAGTATCCAATAACCATTGAGCATCATTCTCTCGTTTCTCAAACAGTTCTGGAATAAGGCCAACAGTTTCGTTGTAGTTAGATTCGCTGATAGTCTCCGACTCTTCGATCTGAAGGGTCAGAGCATCTCGGGTGGGGAGTTTGTTATACTTGGAAACGTACGAACTGATCTCGGCAAAGATTAGTTTAGGTACGCCTTCGAAGTATGGTTTTTTAAGGAAGGGAACGACCTTACGCATGTAAGAGTCGTTCGTCAATAAGTTATTAAGTATCAGATGCTCTTTCATTTTCTAGTAAACTTCCTTCTGCAATTGCATTTTCTAAAACGGATTCAAGTATATCACCCACGTACATTATGAGATCATCACGTTCTTCTGTTAATGTCTCATCAGGTGTATATTGTATCACATAATTAAACCGTAAGCAATCTTTTTCATCATCAAATCTGATATTACCAAAACGAACCACAGTCTCAGCAAAATCACCACGTAGGATGCGAACATCCCACGCCTGATCATTGTCAGACCCCTCGGAAGGGGTCAATTCGTAGTCATTTCCTTCGGATACTTTCTGCATCAGAACTCTTCTTGAAGGTCAAGAGTTAGAGTAGAGGCACCCACAATAGAATACATCTGTTTCACAAAGTCAACGAAGGTTTCGTCTGCAAGCATATCACGCCAGAACTCTGGGGTCAGTGTGTCCTTCTCACGAACCTTGGTACCTATCACCTCTCCAGTCGCACGATCAACCAATTGATACCACCCATTAGAAGGTTTAGTAACATACCCCCCAGCAAGAGCAATATCCAACAGACCAGAGTAACGCTCAATGCCACCATCCCAAGAAACTGAGATAGGAATCTTCGACTTCTCTTTAACAAATCGAGACTTTTCCACATTGATAATAAAGTCATAACCGGTGATCTCCGTACCTTTCTTGTTCTGTCGTCTACCCAAAATCCAGATGTTGTCTGCACTGTAGTAAATACCAGTACCACCACCTACAATCTCTTTTGGAAACAAACCAATCTCTTTGTAGGTGTGATTGATAGCGAGTAACGGAATGTTCTTCATAGTCAGGTAAGGCGTTGACATACGGAACAAACCTTTGAGTGCCTTCGCACGGGACATATCGGCGACACCTTTCTCGTTCAGTGCATCATCCAGTTCTTTCTTAGACGCAAGGTTACCAATAGAGTCAATTACAATAATGACTTTATCGTTCTTACCGATCTCTTCTAACTGGTTAATGAGATCAAACTTCAGTTCTTCGACATTAGTAATAGGAGTGTGAAGTACACGACTAGTATCAATACCAAAGTTTTCGAAGTATGATTGGGGTGAACCGAACTCAGAATCATAGAACAACATGATTGCCTCGGGGTCAGAGTTCATATAGGCACCAGCAATCTTCAAGGCAAAGGATGTCTTGAAGTGTTTACTTGGCCCTGCGAGAACAGTGAGACCCGATCCCAGTCCACCGTCCAGTCTCCCGGACAGTGCGACATTCATCATGGGAACATCAATGTTTATCAGTTCTTTCTCTTGGAAGAACTCCGACTTATCAAGTACCGCAGTACCAACAACTCGGGAGTTCTTCTGTAGTTTCGCCATCAATGACATAATATAGATTCCTCTTTAGGATAAACAATTTTCAATAAGGGTGAGTGTGTCGGTTGCACCTGCAAAGATACGACCATCATACTCCTGAGCACCAGTCACAAAGTTAGGCGTTACACCCTCACCAAGTGCACTACAGACCAGACGATTCACAATCATAGGATTGGCATTCTTCATGTCCATAACTGCCTCGTGCAGTTCGTCAAAGTACTTCTGTCGTACCATCTTGTAACCCGATACACCTAGACGAGCATAGATCGCATCTGGCACAGTACCAGTGAGCAATGTATCAGCGTTGAACCATGACGTGCCACGCAACACCTGAATGTGTTGTTCCAGTGCCTTACCGGTACCACCGATAATCTGTACAGGTGACATGATAATATCCTGCACGTTCAGAGAGTCAGAAAGATCAGGCATGTACGTGATCTTATTCTGGAACACCTCTCTAGTCAATGCCATCATCAGACGTTCATATGTCTCGACATTGATACTAGACCGGATACAAACACCCGCACCACTTGAACGAATCAACCTTTGCGTAGCAGAAATGAAGTCTGCATCGTTGAGGGTATCGTTCTTCTTAACACTAATCTCATCACACCAGAACGCAATGTTTGGTTTCCAACTGAGACACTCATCGAAGGAATCTCCTTCAGCACTAAAGATCTGAACCTCAACACCTAAAGGCACATCGAACGCACGGGCAGTTGCACTGGTCAATACGTTATCGCCACCAATGATTGCAACCTTGAGATCCTGTCTTTCTTCAGACGCCATTTCTTCAGCAATCGTCTGACCTTCCGGCATTTCCATCACTTCACCTGTTACTACTTCTTCTTCATTAGACATAATTGTCTCCTAGTTATTTCGATATGCATATTCTACTGCTCGATCCGCTTCTACCTCAAGTGGACGGCTAGTATACCAATTTCCGGTGTCAATGTCAAGCTGTCGACATAAATCCGCGATTTCTCTTGCGGTGATTGGATATCCCTTCGTGATCGCAGTACCGGCAGTTGCGACCATGATTTGATACATCTTGTGATACCAACCTGTTTCTGAAATATACTGGTAATCCCTCGCCAGCATCTTTGGAAAGAACGGACAATCATGATAACTTGTCCACACAAACTCTGTATTGTCCATAGAGTTCTTCCGATGTGATATGACTGCCTTCTGTAATTCATCTGGTAGTCTATCTAGGAAACTCTTTCCCTCCTTCTCTTTGTACGGGTGTTTACCTATTAGATAATCCGCATCCACGGGTCGACCTTCATTACGCCATATAAAGTTATACGCACCCTCATAATCTGCGGGGACGTAATACATACGACTCAGATCCTTAGTCTGTTTATCTCCTATCTCATTGAGTTCAGTGTTGAGTGCCCACCAGAACGCTTTGAGTTGATCCGATTCTACTTCTTCTCCTAGATTAAACACCAGTCTAAACTTGGGTTTCTCCTTACGAGAACTCGCTGTACTGTAACAAACAAAGTCCCAGTGACCATAGTCAGCGACCAACTTATCCTTTAACTCGTCTGCGGGGATATCTATATCATCCACATCTACCGCTGCCCACCCAGACCAACACTCCACGTTCTTATTACTACGTGTGGTATCTACAGTATACTTAGCAGGACTGATTAGAGGTGCAGTTGCCTTCGTATCGGGTTTGTCTGATAACATATACAACAGATGCACAAACTCATCCCATGTCTTAAATGACATAGTCTTGTGCGTCTTGTTATCATAACGATTCTGAAATAATGTCAGAGAGTACATAATGCGATTTCATTCACGTAGTTTTTACCTTTCCATTCCTGATCATATTTAAAAACCTCAACTGGTCTGTAGTCAGTATACTTCAGTACAGTATTACGGACTTCTCCTTGATCCCAGTTGTCAATCAGACAATGCTTGATGCCTAGGTCTTGACACATAGTGGAATCAAACTCTACTGCCCAAGCCTTATGATACCCGTCTATGAGAGCAAAGTCAAACCAATTCGTAAAGTTTTCTAACATATCATTCTGTACGTACTGAGTCTTACCCGCTATATGAGTAAAACGATCCCCATACTTTTTCTTCATCTTCTCAATCTGTTCCAATCGAAGTTCAATAGGAGGTTGTTCCTTGGACATGTTGGGTTCTTCCAATGGGCCAATGCACACTATATCTGCGTCTTTATATGTCTCTAGTTGGTAGGTACTAGAATGTCCCCATAGGAAACCAATCTCCAATACCCGTTTGGGTTGGTACAGTTCCTGTGCACGGTTGAATGCCGCCATGATCTGGTCAGTGGGTGGCATGTATCCCCAACCATCAGTAGGCCAAGGCAAGTGGTCTAGATTCATATCATAAAGTCCTCAAGGTTTACACGTTCTTCCGCAGTCCAACCCAACGCATCTAGAATAGGCGTAAGGGGATCTAGGAAAGTCTTATCAAACATTTTACCATAATCGATCTTAGAATGCAAGCCCAACTCAGGTGGTAGACCCATCGGGAAGGATACGATGTTCTCCTTCAGTACATTAGGAACCTTCAAGTAGATGAACTTGATCTTCTCACCGTCTTGGATCTGTTCATACTTATCAGTTAAGTCGGCCTTCTGTAATGCATTGTTGTACAGTAACGCACCCCGAACATGGATTGGCGTACCCTTACCATAGATCCTGTCCTTGTCAACCCACTTGGTAAGGTCAGAGATACCACGAGGGAACGAGATCTGTTCTGGCGAGAACTTGGTAAAGTCACGGCGGAACTTCGCGATCGAGTCCTGCGTTGCACTCTCGTCACCAGTCACCATCAGTTTAAACATACTCTTCATCTGATCACGAACCACGGTGGGGGTGGACGACTTGATCGCCTCGATACCCATCATCTTGAGTTTAGGTTCTGCGTACTGGACACCCTCGTTATTATGCACGTTCAGGATGTATCGTTTCTTCGCCATCCAGATACCACGGTCTGCGATTACCTCACGTCCCATCTCCATGCGATTCTCGTATGCGTCAGTTTCTTTTGCGAGACCGGCATATGCATTCGCAATAATCTTTTCGAAATGTTCTGAACAGATCTTGTCAAGGAACTTCACTGGATCCTTGGGGTTGAACTTCTTGACCAGTTTGTCCATACCAATGTAGACCGAGTCAGTATCAATTGCGATTACATAATCTTCGTCAGTCTCCAGAAGATTGTTCATCTCATCATTACATGCCTTCTCTGCGAGTTTGATTGCACGTTGACCGGACATAGTAATGCCCTCTGCGATACGGTGGTCAAAGTATCGGAACCATTTGTTCGCAAGTGCACCATAGAGACTGTTCATAAGGATCTTGATACCCATCTGTTGATTGTCAAGGTTCGCAATCTCATGTTCCAACTTCTTGGTGGGTGCATTCTCATACTGTTGTTTCTTCTTCAACATCTCCTGTTTGATTACTACTCGGTTGTTGTAGAACTTCTTAATCACCTTGGGAATCACACCGAGTTTATCATGGGTGTATCGTACACCATTCGCAGCAAGTGCGCCCTCTTTGAACCGAGGAGATAACAGAGTCTCGGGAGACATGTTGTATTGTACAATGATGTTGGGATACAGGGAGTTCAAGTCAAACGACACCACCCAGTCATGACCACCCACCATTGGATCCTTCACGTAACCACCAACGATCTTACCTGCATCATAATCAATTGGGGGACGGGGCGGAATGACCACATTGTCAGCCAACAGTTCGTTGTAGATGATCGTATCCCAGATTGCTGTGGTACCTAGTGCGTCATTGAAGTTAGTCTTTGCACCATAGGACATAGTCATGACCAGAGAGATGATACCAATCTTCTCCTCTAGTTGTTCCACCAACTCAACATCTTTGATGTTATAGTCAATGAACTTCTGGTAGTCATTCTTGTACAATGCATGGAGGGTACCATGTTCCTCATAGGACAGTTTACGTTCACCCAATACCACGTGTGCAATGTTGTCCAGTTTGTAGGACTCTTGCTGACCATAGGTGTTGAGAGTAAACTTCTTGAACAGGTCGAGGTAATCTAGTTGAGTGATACCCTCAACCTCGTATGCCTGCTGTTCACGTCCTCCTAGGGTCATAACGGTACGAGAGCGCACCAGTTTCCACGGAGACAGGCGCTTGGCGTTATCCCACCCTATGAGACCAGTTATTCGGTTAACCATGTAGGTCATGTCGAATAGTTTACTATTCCAACCGGTCACGATGTCCGGACAGTTACCTTCCCACCAACCGAGGAATGCTTTCAGTAGAGATTCTTCATCGACACATTTGAAGTAGGTGGTAGTATCTTGTGCGTCATAGTCTTCCAGACCCCACACGTAGAACTGACCAGATTGATTACTCTTAACAGCAATAGAGATGATAGGATGTGCGGCATCTTCAGGTTTAGGGAAACCCGCATCTGACTGCACCTCAATATCGATATAGGTGATATTGATCTTGGACGTATCCCACTTGAGATCAGATGGGTAGTTCTTGGAGATGAACTGCGAAACGTAGTTGGTGTTGCCGTGTACCGTGAAGTTGGGTACGTCTTTATACTGAGCAACGAACTCTTTCGCCTCTTTCATCGAACCCATCTCTACCGGTTCGACCGACTTCCCATAGAGGGAACGGAACTTACCAGTAGCTTTGGGCGACTCGATGTAAAGAGTGGGGTTGAAGGGAATGCGATCGGAGATGCGTTGACCATCCTCGATGCCGCGAAGCAAGATATTGTTCCCATAACGGGTCACATTGGTATAATATTTCATGTACGTAGTATATCAAGAACGGCACTACTTGTCAAGCGTTATCCAGTTATAATCTGGATGAACTTCCCTATCATATTTACGCTTGCCTGTATCGGTCACAGTACCACCAAACTCCTCATCGATGATCTGAATGATAGGAGAATCCCAGACCTTGATTGGTTTGGTGTAGGCAGAACTCACATCAACGTTCAGTCCAGTCTTATTACAGTAGTCTGGGTTCTGGAAACGGTTTGCAGGCCAGTAGGTATTGGGGTGGATATTCTTTTTAGAACGACAGTACTTATCGGTGACGACATGTAACAACTGCATTGGGCCACGTTTGTAACCTTTCTCGAATGCATCACAATACATCTGTGCGACTTCTGGGACTGTAGTCCAGAACTCATTTGCCATACCCAGTTGCAGAGAAGAATCTTTGGTAGTCCACTTAGACATGATCATACGGAAGGTGTCTTCACACTCGGGTCTTAGGAATGCGTCATGTTCCAACATCCATATACGTTCACCTGCTGCCATGCGTTTTGCTGCACGATAGTGGGTATGGAATGCTGCAAGTTCTTGAGGTGACCGACCAGAGAGGTCGTTGTTAACCCCTTCTAGTAATGTGTCTGGGGTAATACACTGTACTACCGTAACCTCAAAGATATCTGATACACGTTGGAATGACTCCAATGCAACCTGCATATATTTGACAGCGAGTGGATTACCGAAATCCACATTCATTATACCACGAGCTACACTCTGCATTATGCTTTAGAACCTACCACTCTACGTACGATATCGTTATGATTAAACTCTGCCCAGTACAACTCGAATGCAATCCCATCTTTGGTACCTTCGAACTGGTGAATCTGACCCGGTTTAACCTGAGTATATTGACCTGCTTTTAGAATGGTTTCATCGACTAGACCGTCTTGATCACCGTCTTGCCAGACCCGTACTATCATCTCACCGGACTCACAAAAGAACCCGTTCCACTTAAACTCGTGGAGATGTTCCGAACACTTGAAACCTTTTTTAAACTCTATTCTGTGGAACTCCAGTACACCATTTGCGGCGACTAATTCTGTCTGTCCCCATAATTTCCCTGCTTTCATAACGACTCCCTCAACTCAGTATAACCACCAACATAACTCCACTCATCTCCCTCTACGGTAAAGATCTGTGGAACTGTACGAAACGCTTGACCTGCGACCTCCATGAGACGATCCTGTTCCGCAGGGACAACCTGCGTCAGACAGACGTATTCATACTGAAGTTGTTTATCGGTACAGAGTTGTTTTGCCTGTCGGCAGTACCCACAGGTGGGGGTTCCAATTATAACATATTTCATAAGATCACCTTTTCATTTCACTTGTTATATCTAGACAATAAAAAAGAGAGGGTTTTGACGCCCTCTCTCCGTGTTACTTAGGTCTTAACTGGTCTCGTCACTTTTCTCATCATCAATTCGTTCGTCTGTTTTTTCGACCCAGATTCCGTCAACTATAATTTCATAGTCGCTTAGGCTAGGCTTTTGAACGACCATAACATAGTGAAGGTTTTGTGTAAACTCCCTGTCTATGTTAATCTGGTTGATGTGTGCAATCTCTGCGGCTAAACGCCGTGCAGTGATAGACATATCTT